AGATATACTTCTAATTTTATTGCTAGCGAATTATTTCTTACAAGAGATGTCAATGATTCTTTATTAATGTTCTTTGAAGGTACTAATAATTCGGCATTATTCTCGGATGATTCTAAGGGAAGAGCACTTGATAGTAGTAGAACATATTTTAACTTAAATGGTGTATCTTCTGGATCAGGAACGGGAGCGCAATTTACAATTCAAAGAATTGGTGGTAGCAGCCCACAATATAATTTAATTCAAATTACAAATGCTGGATCGAATTATTCTATAACTGACACTATAACTATAGATGGATCAATTCTTGGGGGAAATTCTGGAACTAACAATTTAACTATAACTGTTACTGGAATTGATGGTGGTGGAGGAGGAGTAACTTCTGCCACCTTAAGTGGAACAGCAGCATCTGGTAATATATCAGTGCAGGCTATTGGTGATATTTCATCATCAGTCAAGAATGCTGGATATAATGCTCAATTTAGCATTAGTAAATCTGGATCAAATTATGTAGCAACGGTAGTTAATGGTGGTGTTGGATATTATCCAGGTTATAATTTATTAATCCCTGGTAATCTGTTGGGTGCTAATGCAACGTCTCCAGCAAATGATTTATCAATAACGGTATCATCTACAAATATCAATACTTCAACTTTTGGTGATATTGGTACAGTATCTCTTGTTGGAACTCCTAGACTTGCAGACACTATTAGTTTCTTCCCAAGCGTTACACTTAGCGAACCTACATTATTCACAATGCTTCCTAATACTACGATTAGTTTTTCATCTCTTGCTAGAATAAGAGTTGGATTTACCACTAATCATGGATTAGTTCCTGGTAATACTGCTTTAATTTCAGTTACTTCTTCTGGAATAAATCATTCTTTAGTTGCTGGACCTAGACTTATAGATGAAATACCAAATTTAAATGAAATAATATATACGGCTAGAGCACCTGGAAATATTTCAACGGGAACTGCAATCACTGGATTAGTTTATGCGAGACCCGATTGTTTCTATGTTCATAGACCGTTTGATGGTGGAGTTCAATTGGGAACTGGAGGTCCATCTCATGGATCGCAAGCAATTCGTCAAAGTAAAAAATACCTCAGATATCAATCTGGTAAAGGTATTATGTACACAACTGGAACGTTATTTGCTCCTAGTTATGATTTGAGATCCGTTACTGCAGCAGGAACTGCCGCAGGCAGTCTTATTACAGTCGTCACTGATGATGTAGATCATGGTCTTCAAGTTGGTGCAGAAATTGCATTAAATGATATTTCAACTTCTGGATACAATGGAAATTATTTTGTCAATAGTATTGTAAATGAATTTACATTTACTGTCATCGCAACAAATACTCTTGCATCAACCAATGCAACATTAGGGGTTCAAGCTCAAGTATCACTTTATAAGTGGAAAGGTGCAACAGTCCGTGTTGGTGCCTTTGATGATCAAAATGGAATCTTCTGGCAATATGATGGAATTAACTTATCCGTTGGTCTTAGATCTGCAACTTACCAGTTAGCGGGAACTATTTCTATAAATTCAAATTCTAATGAAGTTACTGGATCTAATACAAGATTTTTAGATCAATTGATTGTTGGAAATAGAATTGTAATTAGAGGAATGACACATGTTGTTACTCATGTTTCAAGTCAAACTTCAATTACAGTTACTCCAGATTTTAGGGGGGTTTCTAATATAGTTGGAGCAAAAGCTTCATTGGTAAATGAAATTATCATTCCACAATCTCAATGGAATGTAGATAAAGGAGATGGAACTGGATCAAGTGGATATCAAATTAAAGTTAATAAAATGCAGATGATTGGATTCCAATATACTTGGTATGGTGCTGGATTTATTGACTGGATGCTTCGTGGTCCTAATGGAGATTATTTGTTTGTTCATAGACTGAAGAACAATAACAGAAATACTGAAGCATTTATGAGATCTGGTAACTTACCAGTTAGATATGAAGTTATTAATGAAGGAGCAAGAACTAGATTAACTCAAAATGTTGGAGTTGGATCTACTATTCTTTTTATTGATAATGCTTCTGTATTACCAGATTCGGGATCTCTTTATATTGATAATGAAATTATTAATTACACTGGAATTGGTTCAACAACAAATACAGTAACTGGATTAACAAGAGCAGGAACATTTAGTAATTTTTATTCTGGATCTCAAAGATCTTATACGGCTGGAGTTGCATCAACTCATAGATCTGGAACTGGTATTGTTCTTTTAAGTAATACTGCAACTCCTATTATTAGTCACTGGGGTTCTGCATTCCTTACAGATGGAATGTTTGATTCTGATAGAGGATATATCTTCAATTATCAAGCAGTTAATTTCCCAGTTTCTACTATTAAGAGCACTGCATTCTTACTCCGTCTTTCTCCAAGTGTTTCTAATGCTATCATTGGGGATCTTGGTCAAAGAGAACTTATTAACAGAGCACAATTGTTACTTCAGGGTATTGAATTTACTCCAACTGGTGGAGCTGCATCTCAGTCAATTATTATTGAGGGTATTTTAAACCCACAAAACTACCCAACAAATCCAAATGATATTATTTGGACTGGTCTAAGTGCTGCTGGTAGAGGAGGACAACCATCATTTGCACAAATAGCAGAAGGATCTAGTGTTGTTTGGGTTGGTGCAACTACACCAATTGTAGCTACAAATGCTATCACCCAAAATTTTAGAACTACAAGTGTTGTTTTCAATAGACTTGCAACTGCTGGAGTTAGACAGGGTATGACCGTTTCTGGAACTGGAGTTCCTGGTGGTACTACTGTAGTTGGATTTTCAAATTTTGATGCAACAAGATGGAATATTATATTCTCTAATGGTGTCATTCCTGGAAATGCTGGATCTACATCATATACATTTGCATCTGCAGTTGCTGCTCTTCCTGGTGAAACTGTGTTCTCGTTTGCTGGTGACGCAACACAAAAATCAACTCTTGATCTTACATCACTTAAAGAACTTAATAATACTCCAATTGGAGGAAGAGGAACATTTCCAAACGGTCCAGATGTTCTTGCAATTAATGTTTATACTACTGGTGGTAGCGCCTTTACGGGAAGTCTTGCATTAAGATGGGGTGAAGCGCAGGCATAAACTTGACTAGAGTGTAAAAAATAATATATAATTTATGAATACTTATCCTCCCATTTTAAACTGGGGGGATTTATTATTATCTAACAATTAGAAATAGTATTATGAGATTTACAGTTTATTCCAAAGAAGGTTGCCCTTATTGCAATAAGATTGAACAGGTGCTACAATTGTCTGGACTAGAGCACAAGGTATATAAACTCGACGAAAATTTTAGTCGTGATGATTTTTATTCTGAGTTTGGCCTTGGATCTACTTTTCCCCAAGTTATCTTGAATGATCAAACACGACTTGGTGGATGCACAGAAACCGTAAAATACCTACAAGAAAACAGTATTATCTAATGAACAGAACATTTCACGAAGTTTATTACGATGTGGAAAAAGCAATTGATCTTGCTTTTAAAGGTCAATTTGTTCTAAAATTTTATGACTATTTAAAAATCAAATCTGTAGTCAAAAGAGAAATTCAAGAGTTCATTGAAAGTTCTACCGCAAGCGAACTCAATAGTCTTATAATGGATCTTGATGATTATCTAGAAGGCGGTTCAGATGAAATGCACAAACAACTTCGTGAAGCATATGGACATATTCCAAAACCACAGGCAAGAAAAATTAGAAATTATTTGTATGGCATCCTAGAAGATGCATGGAAATATAATCATGATAGAAGACCAGGAAGGCGAAAGAAAGAAACTAAATAATAAAAGGGAACCGCAGATCAATCGCGGTTTCGAATTGATGTTACGTCAGCATAATAGGAGGGAGAAACCATCGGAACCAAAAACATTTTTAATTCGTTTTGGTAAGATGTTATCTCTCTTCAAACGAGAGGTACATTTTCAATTTGAATTATTTTTGGATATAAAGAAAAAGTAACTCTCGGGGAAAGAACAATGGAAACGCCTTATATTCTCACATTCACCGTATTATTTTCCTTGATGTTTTTGATGATTGGAAGTATAATTGGGTGGATATTAAAACAAAGTCAATTTGAAAAAATTTATGGCATTCCAAACCTTCATCCAGAAATGTATGATGAACATGGCAATGTTGTTCCAGATGAAATTTTAGCAGTGAGATTTGAAAACGATTATGACTACGACGATGAAGACGAAGACTGAAAAACCAATTCCTAAACTTCAACCTAATCCATTCCAGCACGAGATTCTAGAACTTGCCTCTAAGCAAAGATCTAACGCTAAGAAAGTAGAAGTTCTCAAAGAATATAGAAATGATGGATTAGTTACTATTCTTATCATGAATTTTGATGAGAGTATTATTAGTATTCTTCCAGAAGGTTCTGTTCCTTACGCAACAGTAGATGGACAAACTTCTATCGGGGGAAATCTTACAGACCTTATTGAAAGTAAGGCAAAAAATGATGGGATGAAAAGTAACGGTTACTATGGAACCGAAGAATTTACTAATGAAACTTTGAAGACATCCATTAGGAATGAATGTCACAACTTTTACATCTATGTAAAAGGTGGCAATGAGGGTCTATCCAAACTCCGTAAGGAGACAATGTTCATTAATATGCTTCAGGGACTTCATCCTCTTGAGGCAGAACTTATGTGCCTTGTTAAAGATAAAAGACTTTCGGATAAATATAAGATAACAAAAGAAATTGTATCGGAAGCATATCCCGATATTACTTGGGGTAATCGTTCGTGAATGCCGTAATTGTGGAGGAAGAGATTAAAGTGGAATGGTCACAAGAAGAAAGGAAATCTCTTCCTCCCAGATATGGTTGCGAATTGCTGATTCAAAATGCAACAATGATTCAGGCAAAAGATAGTTCTTTGCCTAGTGATGCTTATCTTATTTGGTATAAGATAAACGATAAAGTTTTTATGGACATTTGTAGATGCAGAAAAAGATCAGATCTTTTTGATCTTTATTATGATAAGTTTGGTCCAGAATCCATTCAAAAAATTGATTTTGGATATGGTAGAGTAAATCCTAAACTTTGGGGATATAAAGCACCAGAAGGAAAGAAGAAAAGATGATTGGAGCAGGTGGATTTGGTGGAGGGAAAGCGAAAGTAACTCTCTATACTGATGAAGTTAATAATTTAATCAAAAAATATAAGAAGATTAAAAAATATATGAGGTCTCCATTGTATCAAGTAAAAACAATGGATGGAACAGAAGAAGTTGTGTCGGAACTTTTAAAAGAATATGAGGAAAATCCTGAACTTTAATGGGTAAGCATTATTTACTAAACCTTTATGGTTGTTCGTTTGTTCTCTTGGACGACGAACGTTGTCTTATAGATTTACTGGAAAATGCAGCAGCAGCGAGTGGTGCTACTGTGATTCAAACAATTTCAAAAAAGTTTGATCCTCAGGGAGTAACTGTAATATGTTTGCTTTCGGAAAGTCATATTAGTATTCATACTTGGCCAGAAGAAGGTAAGGCAGCGGTAGATGTTTATACCTGCGGAGATTGTAATCCGAAAATAGGTTGTGATATTATTATTCAACAACTTTATGCAACAGATCATAAATTAACCTATATTGAAAGATAGAATAAATATACTATATCTGGAGAGTTTTTATGCTTTCAACGCAATACAGATTGCGCCTTGAGGCAATTTGTGAAAGAATCGCTAAAGGTGAAGAAGTAACTTTAGAAGATATGATATGGGCGGAAAAGCTTGCAAAAGCAAATCGTTCAGCGGCAACTTTATTGAGGCAAGCAAGACGCCGAGCATCTAACCCAAATATGCAAGAGGGAAGTCTTGATGACTTTATGAATGCATTAGATCTCGGAGATCCAGATCCAACAAATCATCGCACAGGATTTAATAGTGCTGATGATATTATCGATTTTTTCACTGGCGATAAACCAGACGACTGGAGACAGAGAGATTAAATTGTAACAAAAGTTACAAAAGTTTTTGCATAACTATACTAACAGGTCTATAATGACCTTACGTTCATCTGTATTATCAGACGGAAGTAAGC